CTCGGTCATCTCAATAAGTAAGTCGTAATCAAGTATTTTTATTCTATCATCGCGCACGGCACCAACGAATTCGTCAATCATCAATGGCTTAGTTTTTAAGTTGGTATGCCAACCAATCTTTGAGGTATAGTCTTCGCCTCGCTCATCTTTTACTTGACGCATATAGACATTAGTGTAACCTCGGTCTCTTATTTTAGTTGTGGCCGTTAGTCCATGGTTATTCACTTCAACGGCCAACAGAGCATTATTGTAATAAGCGCCAAGCCTACAAAGCATTTCACCAAATACATCCGGAGCTATATGGCCATGCCATGCAGCTACTTGATCGCCTTTAGTATTTAAAACAAACGCAGTTGAATAGTCTCCTGACTCTATGCCCTCTGCTACGTCGCACCCGATCGCGTATGCTTCTTTTGGCACTGGCTTAGTAAAAACCTTTAATCGTCCTTTATTGTCGGGCTTCATATTTCAAAACGCTCAAACTTTGCCGCTTTGGCCATATCTATTTTATCCGCCAAGGATCTAATATTAAATACAGGCCTACCAGATGAAATAAACGCTTCATCGGGAGTAGCGGGATATTCCTGGTTATACTGTTCAATCGGATCAAGCAACGCCGACCCCATTTCATTTTTTATTTTCCAGCGTCGCCATGCAAGCTTTTCTTCTGTTACACCAAATTTATCAACTAAGTATTTTTCGTAATCGTCAAGCTCGGCAATTTTTGCCCCGACTATTTTGTAATCGTCTGACCAAAACCAAGGAAAGAACACGGGAATGTATTCACTTTCGCCTTTACTTGCCGCGTCCCAACGATCTTTAAATTCTTTGCCTAATCCGCCTACGCCGTTGGCCGTTGACTCGATGAAAACGCTAGTGCTTGGCGTTCTAGGCACTGACTGTAGTATTGCCGTCATGGTTGTAGCGGCATCTGGCCAGAAGGCAAACTCTGAACAATGTAAATGATGTATTGTACCCGATCTACCCGCGGTTGCTTTCCCCGCGGTTTCAAGATGAAGCGAAGACATTAAACCGGGCTTATCTTTTCGCGCATCTTTATCGGGATTATCAAAGACAATTTCTTTTTTGTTTGACGCCGTCTGCATTGGCCTAATTTTAGGATCACAATGAGCGTAATAAACCTTTTGCATATTGAATAAATTGTTAGTGTTTTCTATATCGTTTGCAACCGTTACAGCTCGAACATAGAAGTTAGTCGCTGCGCTATGGAAAGTATAGGCCGTGCAGAATGTACTTATTCCCGTTTGACGTGCTTTTAAAACAATAAACCTAACCATCTGGCCATTGTCTTTAGCTTCTTTAATCTTTCGAACCATTTCACGCTGATAAACATTAAACTCTAGCGGCACAAATTGCGCCTACTTAGTTTTAATCTTTAGAAAATGCTTAGCGTACAATTCTAAGTCGCGGATTAACAATTAATGCCCGCCTGAACAAGATCCGCCATCGCTGCAGGATTCGCAGCATGACCCTATTTTACCCTCAGCAAGTTTTTTTCTTCTAGCAATTTCAGCTTGAATTTTAGCTAAATGTGACCTTATCGGCGCTATCTGATCAATTAGATTTGCTTCATCGGTGATTAGTTGAAGCATTGTTGCTTTATCTAGTGGAATAGCTTTTTGAGGCAATCGCTCAGGAGTAAATACTAGCGGCAATTGTTCTAGACTTAATGTGCCTTCGTATTTACCAACTGGTTTACCATCAACAAACGCATAGAACGTAGGAAATCTCTCGATTGGGTACTCGGCATTGATTGCATCGGGAGAGTCTGCTAGTACATACTTTGCAACGATGAAATCTAAGTTTTCAACCTCAGATAATTGCTCGACGATTGGTTTCATCTTATCGCAAAAACTGCAACCTTTTTCACGATAGAAAAAGACTAAAACTTTTTTCTCTGTTGAAATAAATTCTTTAAAGTTGTTTGCGTCTAGTATAATCATTGGCACTCCTTGGGTTATAGCAACGCATGAACAATTAAGTTGGTGCAATGTATATAATTGCTCGCGTTCGCTGCGCTAAATTGTGCCGTAATCGAAATGATTTGGGAAGCGGTTGTGTCTACCGTTGTGGTCGCGGTGTTATTACTGCCTTTTCTTAATCCGCTGTTATGCATTTCGTTAAAGTATGCCTGCGTAAACAAGGTACCGCTTGCTCCGGTAGTTCTGCATGTGATTACTGAATCGAGCTTCCATGTGTCATCTGTGCCGTTTCCACTAGCGCCGGAAATAGTAGCAATGGCAGTAGATCCGAATTTTATTTTAATAGTAATTGTTGGATTGGCAGTTGAAGATCCGTAACCAAACGCTACAAGCCTAATTGATCTTCCAGCAACGAAAAAATTAGCAGGTAAAACCAATGTCCCGACTCCCGTGCTTGATATCGTTGTTTCGCTTGTAGTATTTGAGCATGACCCAGTAGCAGTCTGTGAAAAAATAATCCCAGAGGAGTATCTTTTTAGCTTGCCAATAAAGTCTAAAACATAGCTCATATTGTAATCCAATTGCTTCCATCTGAAACAACAGTAATGCTTTCCCCTTGGGAAAGTGTAATCGTACCACTGGAAAGCCCGTCTACTGTTTGTGAGGAAGTGGTTGTTATCGTAATAACGCCCGTGCCCAGGTTTTTAACTATAAATTTCTTATTATAGGCCACAACGGCAGACATTAACGTAACGCTAAACGTCCCACTGGTGCAATTGACTACATCATCAATTATAGTGGTTGTATAGTTGGCAGTTTTAGAAACTATGTTTAAACCCATGTTTAAACTATAAACATACCACAATCTAGTAATGGGATAGGTCGATCCAACGCAACTATAGTTACCAACACAATCAGAACCATTCCAAGAGCATCCCGATGTGCCAGGGCAAGCCTCTTCAGAAATGCCTGAGCAATTATTCGTCCAAATACAACTTGGATTTTGAGCATCACATGAGACTTGATTGCTAATGGCGCTACAAGATCCAGTCCTTAAATTGTTGTGAATTATTAATCTATCACCTGGCTTTGGCAGAGTTATAGAATTGCCGTAATGAAAAAACCCGTCGCTTACGGCCGCGTTAATAACGGAAGATCCTGACGTACCGACCCTAGTTATAGCATACCATCTTGATGTGTTGCTTGAGTTGGTAGAGGTTATAGTCGGCAATGTAATTGTTTGTTGAGAAACCCAAGTACACCCGGCTTCTGCTCCACAAGAACCGGATGTAAGTAATGAAGCACAACTAGCGCTACCGTTACATTGAGCGCCATAGATTCCGTTACAACCTCCGTCGTAGTAAGTGCCAGTACATATTTCCCCTGTACAGCTTGTATTATATTGGCCTGTACAAGTTGATCCTTCGTAGTAAGTTCCAGAGCAAACCCCGCCTGAGTCGTACGTCCCGGAGCAAGTCGATCCCGCTTCATACGTTCCCGAACAAGCGGACCCATCCCATGAACACCCCGCACCCGTACAACTTGACTCATCACTAAAGACTGAGCAATCGCCCGGCGTGTAAGAACATCCGGCATGGCCACTAGTGCAATAGGATTCACTACCTCCTGAAAATGCTGAACAGTCCCCGGGAGTCCAATAGCAAGTTGTTCTAGCATTTGTGCAAGTAACGGAATCCGTGCCACTAAAAGCTGAACAATCGCCTGGCGTGTAGGAGCAAGTTCCGCCTAAAGAAGTACAAGCGCTTTCAGTCCCGCCATTTGCTGTTGAACAATCGGAGTAATTCCACCCGCAGCCCGTTGTACTATTGCACGTGGCCTCAACGCTGATTCCTGGACAAGTTGACGTATCATATGAACAAGAACCACCGTAAGCGTTGTTTTGATCTGTGCACACGGTTGAGTTAGTATTATTTGCCCCGCTGCAAGTAGATTGGCTTGCCGTACAACCCGGAGTCCCACTACAAGTTGAGACATCTCCATTGTAAGTTGAACACGACGTTCCAGCAAACCAACTACATCCTACTCCGGTATGTGAGTTACAAGCAACTTCGCTGGAATATGTCGAACAGGCCGATGGTGTACCTGTACATACTTCTGCATTAGTAGGGTCGAGTAAAACGAAAGTCTCATCGCCTAATGTGGCGGTGGTTTCATCAATATATCGACCTTTGTTCGCTTGGGATCCGTATACCGATAATGTGCTGTATGATGAAGTATCGGTACTTCCAGCGGTTACTTTTCCGCCAAATAAACCTTTAACGTTACAATAAAAAGCTGTTGTGCTTATTTCAGCAATTAACGTAGATGTAAGTATTGAGGCCCCTATTTGCCATTGAAATGCACCGGCATTTCCATTGGAATAAATTAAAGTACCAGAAGAGCTGTAGCTTTTACCGTGGACATAGTTTGATCCAAACTTGGTAGATTGGTTAATCCACTGCCCGCTGGCCGATTCTAATGCAATAGTGTCGGTATACCCTCCGGGTGTCCCTGTAGTACTGTTGGAATGCCTAATAAGATGCTTGGCATCCCACTCAACTAAGTTTTCAGTGTTAGGCCCAGATACGTTATTAGTCCCCGCTTTCATGAGGGCGATATTTGTCCAAGCGCTTCCGTCTATGGATGCCTGAAAGTATGTTTCTGCTCTTGGGGCAATAGATATATTTGGTTGGTTATAAATCCTAAAACTAGCAGTAACGCTAGTGTTTGAATTCGTTTTATATGCCTTTCCGCTCCATACTAAAGACGGGGAAGCTTGTGATACTGTCCCGGTTGCGGCCGTAGAGTTGTTGAGTGTTATCGATGCCGATGGGGTAGATGCCAGCGAGGATTGGGTAAGAGTTAAAAGTTTGGTAGTTTTATTCCATGTGTAATTTGCATCACCACCAAACACGCCGCTATCGTTGTATTGAACGTATGTGTTAGATCCCGCGGGTGTAGTTGTTGGCCCGGTGTTGTCGAAATTTCCCGTAAAAGGATTAAACGACCAACCCAAGCTACACCACCGTTACAGTTGAGATAGTTTCTCTTGTTGAAGAAGTATAAACAATAGTGATTGTTTTAACCGTTGTACCGCCTGATCCGCCTGACTTAAAAGTATAAGTTTCAGTTGTCGCAGGTGAAACAGCTAAGGACATATAGTCCCAAACTACTCCACTTAATGGCCCTGCACCAATTGACGTTACGTCAAGTGGTCTTCTAGTCCCAATAGTTGAAAAAGTAATATTCTGAACTTCGCTCGGTTTTGCATCTTTATCTGGTAGGGCCTGAATGAATCCTGCTTCACCGGCCATCTTATTTCTCTTTGTCTTTTAAATACTCTTCGATTGATTGAACTTTAGCTTCGATATTTTGTTTGATGTCTTGCTTGTCTGTTTGGCCAAGATATTGCTTACCGCACCACACAAGCATAGTAGGATTTCTATCTTCCATCGCTACCTCTAATTGCACTTTGGCAAGTCTAGAAAACTGATTTTGACGCTTTTGGTCGCGCAAGCCCGAAAAATTGGTATGATATTCGGACTTTATCCAGTTTATTAGGGTATCCTCATCCACCCCTAGCTTCTCCGCAATATATGCAGCGGTGTACCATGGGCATAGGTCTTCAACCGCTTGTTTCCAATCAAGTTTGGCATCTGACTTCTTACTAGGTCGGCCGGTAGTGCCGCCCCTTGGTTTCTTAGGCATAAACCTATTCTATTTTGTCAATGCCCGTCTGGTCAATAATGTAATGTTTACAAGTTAAACCTATTCAGCTCAACTAACCTTATTTACCCGACGAATCTCCTTGACTATTCTACGAAGATGCGCTATTATCGAATTATTCGATAACGAAACAAAGGATTAGAAAATGGATAAATTAGGTTATGTAGTTTGGTTTAATAATGGTGAAGGCGAGATTTATTGCTTAGAGGATAAGAAATATTACTACGTTCACTATTCGGCCATCATCGAAGGTGAAAAAAGTAGGAAAAACTTAGAAAAACACGCTCCAGTAGAATTTAGCTTGTACACCAATCTTTATATGTCTCAAGTGGACAAGGTTAGACAGCTGGGAGACTCGGTAAGAGACCAAAAACTAGTCAATGACATCGCTAATCAGGTTCATGAGATGGACGTTACTACAGACGAACAAAAACAAGAATTAACAATCCGTTTATGGGCCCAAGCTTTGAGTAAAAAGGAGTAGAACATGGATTTCTTATTAGGGTTAATAATTCTCATGATACCGCTGGCCGTTGTGGCATGGGCATTTACGCTACACCCAGTCGCTGGATTCGTAGGGGTGCTGTGGTTATTTGGCGCATTTTCTAGAAATAAATAACAAAGGAATAAAAAAATGACAAAGAGAAAAGAACAAATAGACCTAGTGGCTTTCGCAAATGAAGTAATTGGAGACATGTATAATTCGCAACGCGTTGCAGCTCAGATTGAGCAATCCGTTAAACTTGAACGCGCTGCAACGGATTACATGTTACTGTCAAAACAGATTAAAGAACTAGAGAAACAACTCGACGCAGCAAAGAAAGAGATTTTACTGCAATGCAAGGAAGGGGTAACCGCAATTGGGGATCGTCAGATAGTATTATCGGTCGCTACCCAAATGCGTGTTGATAATAAGCTTGTAGAGGCCGAGATAGGCAATCTTGATAGGTTTAAGAAGCCAGTAGAAGTAAAAACCTTGAAGGTGTTTTAATATGAAAGCTTACGAGGTAACCGTTTATTACAGATACAGCATGACGGCCACGGTGCTGGCCGATGATGTAGATGAAGCACTCGAAACATTTGACCACCTAGACGCGGATAAGAAAATAAAAGTAGAACTAGGTGAAACGGATAACCCTGATGTCATGGCCGTACAACACCCCACCTAGACGGCCAAAAATATAGGTGGTAAAATAGAACTTCATGGAAATGACCAGTCAAATATGCGGACAATCTTTTTGTAACACAATGCAACCAGTGCATAGCATTATAAAATTAACACTAAGCACAACAACTAGCGTAAGAATAATAGACGAAGAAGGCAATACTAAAATCAATGCTTTAGACGCCAAATGTAAGAAATTACCTTCGTCGATGAAAAAATTTATATTTTGGTTTTCAAAAACCTGATGCAAATTACAACGGCAATTTGCAGAGAAAAAGAAGTAGTATAGGTAAAAATTTTAAAATTTTCCTATCTGCGAAGTTAAAATACTCTGTATTTTATAGCCCGACGTGTCTTTACCTCTCTATAATTTCTTCTTAGCCTTTCCAGACTCGAAGTGGCTGCCCAATTCCTATAGGAGCTGTCACTTAGGTGATGGTTGGGCGGCGGCGGCCACTTAGAGTATCCAACTCCCGCCATTTAAGTTTTGAGGAAATAATGGACATTAAAGAACTCGCGCTAAAAGTTATCAAAGAATTAGAAGCTACAAAAAACTCAAGGCATTTTTTCTTTTTGGGGACGCAGTACACGCCCAAATTCCTAGACAAGACAGAGATACTAAAAGTATCGGAAGTATCCGACTACTTAGATAAAAACTCCATAAGCCTAAACAGCTCCCAAAGGGCAGCGCTTTGCGACCACCTTAAGCGAAACATACCTAAACAACCCAAGCAGGAAAAACAGCCCGGGGAAGAGCTAAAAACCCTATTAGAAGAAGGATTTGAGCTTTACTACGATATAGACAGTAAAGATTTCCTACTTACCAGGAATAAGGAGCTGTCGACATATCCGGCGGATTATTATTTTAATAAACTAGAAAGGGAAGACGTTACCATATTCAAAACCACGGCCAAACCCTGTAGGTCAGTATTTGACCACAAAAACACTTATAGATTTAAGGAAGTACTAAACGACGGAGAGCCCTACACCTTATTCAATCGCTACCGTGAAAGATGGTGGATGAAAGAAGAGTTTAAAGAAGAGTATAGGAAACTCCCCGAAGACTTCCAATATTTTCTAGATTACGCGGTGCCTAATAAAGAAAGCCAAGAGCATCTCATATCTTGGACGGCCAATGCTTTCCAAGACTATAACCAGACCATATTGAACAACCGGGGAGAGAGGGGAGCAGGGAAAAGTATTTACGTCGAAGTTATTGCAAAGGTCTTAGGTTACGCCACTCCGACCTTATTGGCGCAGTCACCATTTGACGGAGAAAAAAGGGATAAAAGACTAATATACTATGAGGATAGCACCTATATAGGTACCGAACACGGCTACCTAGTAAGAAAGACCCTCACAGACAATAATAAATTAATCAACGCAAAGCATAAACAATCATCTAAGAGTGAGATTTTTTACACCTCCTATATTATCAACAGTAACACCCGTGATCCTTTTTATAATGAGTATGATGATAGGAAGTCGGTCTATATCGATTGGACAAATAAAAACCTAATTACCATAGACGATCCCCGGCTACAAGAAACTCTCGACTTCTATAATTCTATGAAGAAAACAGAAGAAGAGAATTACAACGAGGAGCAAAAGAAAAAGGCCATACATTTGGGTCATTTCTTTATGAACTATACGCCAAAGATTTCCCCTACCAAATTTATACATAATGACGTTTTCTATTCTGATATAGTCAGATCCCTCCCAGCATTTAAAAGATACGTAATGGAAAAAATCATCCTGGAAAGGGCGGAGGAAATAAACTACGCGGAAGTTAAATCTCAATTCAGACAAGATAATGTATTAGGAGGAGGGAAAGCATACACAAACCACTTTAAAAACTTTGTTGAGTTTTTTGAGAATCAGTTTTTGTATAAGGGCCTAAAAGTCTTCACTGGATATGATGAAGAAGAGGGGTCTCTTTTTGTAAATCCTCTAATCCATAAAACAGACGATAAAACTAACAACGTTGTTACACAAAAAATAGATATGGGGGGTTTTGATGGGATTTGTTAAAAGAGTTTTGGGTTTAAGTATTAATTCACGTACACCAAAGGATAAAGTAACGGAGCTATGGGAAAACTACGTAAGTATATGCCCGTTTACTCCTGAAGGTGATGAACTTCCTTTTGGTTGGAAAGTGGCCGAAGAACTTGCATATAAGGCAGGGGATGAAGACTCTAAAGGGCTAACCCCCGAGGATATCAAAATAATAGAGCAGATGTCCGAGGAAGCATTTAGTGATTACTTAGCTGAAAAGTTGTGGCAAGAAGAGAAGTTTTCAAAGGATGACTAGTCGTGTTTTGCTACATCGATTTCGAATATAGAAAGACCTGTGAAGAAAGGCGAGATCTTGTTGCCGTGGCCATGCGTTTAGATGATGGCCCGGTAAAATCTTTTTGGTTACATAACCATAAAGAGAATCAAGAAATGCTAAAAGAGGGACTTATCCAACTTAGGGATAAGAACGTTACTTTCGTTTCCTTCAATGTCTGCGCCGAAGCCGGGTCTTTCATCTCTTTAGGTCTTAACCCTATTAAGTTTAAGTGGATTGACTTACAGATAGAGCACAAAATGCTCTGTAATTCATATGATAGAATTGCTTACGGAAAGCAGTTAATAGATGGCAAAGTAAAAAACACTCAAAGAAATACCCGAAAACCTTGGGAGGATAAGCACAACAGGGAAGACAATTCTAAACCTCAGACATCTCTTGTTGCCTGTACTTATAAACACCTTGGGATAATAGAAGACTTAGAAAAGAAAAATAGAATAAGGGAAATGATTGTAAACACCAAGGAGTTTAACGAAGAGCAAAAACAGGAAATTCTAGATTACTGTGGTGGAGATATAAATAATCTAGGTCTCATTCTGGCTAATGTACTTTTCTTATACCAGAACAAACTACCAACTAAGAAATTCTCCGGGCCTGATTTGTTTAAAGAAATTATCTACAGAGGTAGAGCAGCTGCTAGGATTGCTGTGGTTGAGTGTACCGGAATTCCTATAGATGTAGAGCGCACTCACAATTTGGCCAGAAACGTCCCTAACATATTGAAGGAATGCGCCGAAGAAATTAATCAGCTTTTTCCAGATCCAAAAATATTTAAGTGGAACAAGAAAGAAAATAAATACTCTAAAGAGATGAAAAATATTTACCATTACATAGATAATTGTAATCTAAAAGATGCTTGGCTTAGGACTGAGACAGGTAAGTACTCTTTGAAAGACGAAGACCTATCAAAGCTTTTTAACTTCAAGCACGATTACCCAAAAGACAATTTCTTTGCTCAGCTCATACGCTATACAAGACTCCAAAAATCTTTGAAAGGTCTTAGCTATAGGAAACCGGGAGATACTTCTTTAGATACTAATTGTTTCTTTGATTACTTAGGAAGTGATGGGAGAGTGAGGCCATACCTAAATCCATATGGTGCCCAGACAAGCAGGTATCAACCAAAGGCCACGGGGTTTCCTTTTCTTCTTCCTTCTTGGGTAAGAAGTATTGTTTACCCCAAAAGAGGTAGATCAATCGTAAGCATCGATTACGGCCAGCAGGAATTTTTAATAGGCGCCTTACTTGCTAACGATGACACAATGATACAAGCATATGTCTCAGGAGACCCTTATATTTATTTGGCCAAGAAGGCCGGAGCAATTCCCCCAGATGGGACTAAGAAGACGCACGGAAAAGAAAGAAATTTATTTAAACAAGTAACCTTATCTGTTGGGTATGGATCACAAAAGAAGGCACTGGCCAGAACTTTAACTAATACACTAGGAGAAGAATACACCGAACAAAAAGCACAAGAATTAATAGATACATATTTTAAAATCTATAACAACTATGGAAAATATTTAGATAGTATCTACACACAAATAAATCATATACCTTTTGGAAAGTATGTAGATGATAAGTGTATAAAACTTCCTGATGGTTGGTATATGTTTGGTGACAACAATAAGCCAACGTCTATTCGTAATATGAAAATACAGGGCCTTGGAGGGTGCGTATTAAGAAAAGCAATAGAGCTTTGCCAAGATTCTGGGCTGTCGGTAATTGCTCCATTACACGATGCACTCTATATAGAAATAGAAAGTAAGAGATTAGATAAAGTGGATCTATTTGCTAAGTGTATGAAAGACGCCTTTGTTTATTTCTTTGAAAATGAGAATGCTAAAGAGATTAAATTAGACGGGGATATTTGGGGGCCAGATCATACAGACGGAGAACTCGTTACACCGGGCGGAATGACTTTAAAGTCTCAACAGTATTACATAGACGAAAGGTCGGTAAGCGAGTACAAAAAATTTTCAAAATATTTTAACAACCCATAAAATGCAAAGGAGGATTTATGCAAGAGTTGGGAGCAAAAACAAATTACTTTAAGTATTCAGAGTGCAAGGATGGTCAGACCCTAGTAGATAAAGGCGTTTACCTCGGGCAGAAACAAGGGAAATTTGGGAGACAAAACAATTTTCTAGTTGGCGGAGCTAAGACCGTATTAAATAGCGCAGGTCATTTAAACTATAAGTTAGATGAGTTTGTTAAAGTTGGAGACACTGTAACTATTATTTATGACGGTAAAGAGAAGCTTGAGAAAGGTACTTTTGCTGGGAAGGAGTGCCACCAATTTAAAGTCATGCTCCATGATGAAATACCTAATACCAAGCCCGCTCCGGAAGTACAGACTACTGTGGCCACTAATAGCGGCGGAAGTTTACTCGATCGATTGAACGCTTAATTTATGAAAGAAGCTAATTATACAGGTCTTTCATACTCGTCTGCCTCTTTGCTTCTAAATTGTGAGGAACGCTATGTTCACCATAAAATAAAGGAAACTCCTCATGACTCAGATATAAAAGAGGATAACGATTCCCTTATTTTCGGCACGGCATTTCATACAATTTTAGAGCAGACAAAGCACACTAGTGAAAACATCAAAGAAGTGTTCGAATCTGTGGCGGCCGGATACGGCTTTGACAGTGCCACTAGGTGTTTATTGGAAGCCTGTATATTTAGCTATCTTACCAAACACAAAAACAATCCGTATAAAGTTTTGGCATGTGAATTAGAAATCAAGACTGAGGAGTTCATAGGCTATGTTGACGCTGTCGCGGTCAATGATGTTGGAGAGTGGATCATAGTCGATCTAAAGACCGCCTCTAGAATTTTTGGCCAACTAGATAAAAAACTTCCTGATGATTTTCAATTAAATATTTACACCTACTACAGGCAACAGTTAGCAGATTTATTAAGCCTAGACGTAAATAAGTTTATGGGCTGCTCATATAGAGTAACTGTTAAAGGAAAGATAGGTTTAAGAAGTTCTCCGTCTGAAAGTCTTTTAAATGTTTCACCTGGTTACTCAGAAAAACTACTAAAAAGCTGTGAGAGTCATGATTACTTCATACCCTTTGAAGACCTGAGCCCAGAAAAATTTGGCCAGATGCACAGAGTGCTGCATCAAAAATCTTTACTGCTTAGAAATGGTAAGTTAGACCCAACTAAAAACTATGGCAATTGTGAGGCATACTTTAGGCCTTGTCCTTTTTGGTCTAATTGCCACAAATTTAAGTATAGTGATGAAAGATCTTTTAAAATATGAACTATATCCATATCAAAGAACTGGGGCAGAGTTTGCCCTATCTAGACCTCGCAGCATTATAGCGGATGACATGGGACTAGGTAAGACTCGGCAATCTTTGGCCGTTGTCGATATTGAAAACCTCAGAACTCTTATAGTTTGCCCAGCATCGCTAAAAGATAATTGGAAAGAAGAAATAAAAATATTTTGCCCCGGTTTAGATTATTACATTGAGTCTTATTCTTCTCTTCATAAACTAAAACATTTTGATTTTGAGGCCATTATAGGGGACGAGTCCCACTACTTAAAAGACCCTAAAGCAAGAAGGACGCAGACATTTATTTCAATAGTAGAAAAATGCAATCCTAAGAAATTAATCATGCTTAGTGGCACACCAATTAAGAATCGAGTGCCTGAGTTATTCGTGCCCCTAGCTCTGGCCATGCAACCAAATAAGCTGGGTTATAACTATTGGGACTTTTGCCGCCATTTCTCTAATGAGGAAGTAAAATACCGAAACGGTTACGAATATAAAACATATAGCGGAATTAAAAATGAGATCGAGTTGGTAGAATTATTAAGGCCATACATGATACGCCGAAGCGCCGACAAGGTTTTAGATCTGCCAGAGATTGTAGAAATAAACGTGTCAACAGATGAAAACCCTCCGCCTGACTATAAGCAAGTAGTAGAAAAATTCATAATGGACAATAATAAAACTCCTGAATTTATGATGGCAAAAAGACTTGTAAGTGAGGCCAAAATAGATTTTACGGTTAACTATGTATCGGTAGTGCTAAACAATACCGACCAGGTAATTGTATTCTCAGACCACATAAACACAATCAACAAAATAAATAAGATACTCAGCAAAGAAATAAAAAGCGGATGCATAACAGGTGAAACCGACGTAGCGACGAGGGATAAAATAATTAAGGATTTTAAAGACAAAAAAATAAAAGTTCTATGTTCTACTATTGGAGTAGGGTCCACAGGCCACAACCTTCAAAATTGCAGTCATGTTGTATTTAATGATTTCCCCTTTGTGCCAAGCGATTTAATGCAGGCGAAGAAGCGGATACATAGAATAGGCCAGAAGAATAAATGCTTTTACCACTATGTAATTAGCAATGACATAGATAGAACGGTATTAAAAATATTACAAAGTAAAACCAAAGTAATCGATAGGGTGATGGATGGAGTTGAAAGAACAAATTGAGAATATCAGATTAGAGTTAATGAATACCTTTGTAAGGTGTCATCGCAGACGAATTCTAAAGGCCAGGCTTGCCAACTTGCAGCAAAGGTTGAAACAATCCCCTGATGAAATTCAAGAGCAAGTACAAAGCGATAAGATCAGAAAAATACGGTCGAAAGTGGAGCAGCAAGGCAGAACTAGACTACTTTGAAACGATTAAAGACGTTTATGAAACTATTGAATTCCAACCCAAGATATATTTAAGTGCTGCGAAAATTTTATATGTCTGCGATTTTTTAGTTTATGAAGAGGGTCGTAAAATTTACCTAGAGGTTAAAGGCGTCGAACTTGGAACATGGCGATTAAAAAAGAAATTATACAAAGCATATTGCAAAGACGAGTTAAGAATTATAAAGCGCTCAGGAAAGAAATTTAAGGTAACTGAAATAATCAATGAAGGTGGTGAAAATGCTCAAAGAAGAACTAGAGACGTATCTAAACAACAAACACGGCGCAATTCTAACCGAGTTAAATAAGGTTATAAAGTCCGTTATTAGTACTACTTTGCAGCACCCTAATGAAGGGAAAAGAGTTATCGACAATGAGCTCTATAGCATCTTAGGTTTAATCGCTGCACCAAATATAATCAAAGCAATTCTAGGAGATTTTAAAAATGAAAATGTTACTTCTGATTCTAATGATTTTGATTTTATCTTGCGCGAAGGTAGCAGACACTACGTCAACTCAGACGTCTCCGTCCACAATGCCGGAGAACGGCCAATCAGAGTCAAATTTACCTATTTCGAAACCGCTACCACGTCCGGAAATCAAGTTAGGTAAGAAGCTAGCACTTTGGAGCACATCCTATTGGATTCCATTTTTAAAATCGGTCAATATTGGCGGAATTGAATTAGAAGACAATAAAGGCAAGAAGCTTGGAATAAGACTAAGCGAAAAGGATTACTGTCGCGCAGCGATGGAGGGCACCGCCTATGTTGACGGCGTAACTTATAACTATGCTGGAAGCGTATCAAAGATATTTTCTAAGAAATGTACGCATGGCACTGGTCGCTCAACTTTTCATAAAAGTAAATGGCCATACGGTACAGGAAACAAAAGTAACCCACTAACGCCATTTAGATCTATCGCAGCGGATCAATCTATACTGCCATTTGGTACTGTTATTTTTATCCCTGCAAGCAAGGGCAACGTATACACGTTTGAAGGCAAAGAGCATATACACGATGGAATTTGGGTGGTTGAAGATACTGGAGGGGCAATCAAAGGAAATCACATTGATATTTTCTTAGGGCCAGAACAACCCAATCCGTTTAAGGCATGGAGTAAAAGTAGAAGTGATGCGACGTTTGATGCTTATATAGTTTTGAAGGAGTAATCATGGCACGACTAGAACAAGTGCTTCCTGCGCTTAGGGCTGGGAAAAGAGTAAGAAACAAGCAATGGAAAAATAAAGAATATTGGATTCAAGAGCAAAAATATTTTTACGAAACGGAATCGCTTCAAGAAGAGTTTGAAGCGTCAGCGAAGGATCTTTTGTCCGACGACTGGGAAGTGGTGGGCGAAGAAAACCCGATCCGAGAAGCGATGTCGAAAGAGGTTTTTATTAAAAAGAGCGACGAGCAAATACAAAAACAAAAAGACCTCCGCGCCCAAGCGGCGATGGCTGCAATAGGAGGGGTGTTATCAAACCCGGCTTTGATTACATTTGAAAAAGATAAACTGGAGCTTAGGTTTTTAACAAGTATCGAAGAAGTTGCTAAAACTTCTATCCTTTTTGCCGACGCACTCCTAAAGAAGTTGGAGGAAGAATGAGTTTGTGTATATTTATTTCTGTCGCTTGTTTTGCTCTAGCTATTTTTATTAGTAGAATAAAGCCGCCAACTGGATACAGCAGTGATTGGAGTAAATCGACAAAGCAAAGCCTTGAATTAGAAATAGGGAAAAGCAAGACAGATGGTATAATAAAGCGCATGGAGAAAGAATGAGTTACGGAAAAAGCTTTTATGAAAAAATATTTAAAGATCTACTCAAAACAGAAGGAATCATTCCCTTTGGTAACTTTATTGATGTTTATATATTTGCAGAAATGGACAGACTTCATGCTCAGAATGAAAAACTGAAGGCGTTAATACTGCTCACTGACCCTGCTGTTAAAAATATAGAAATGGGATCATTGTCAGTGACTCAATGGGGAGAGTTTTGCAGGGCATTTCCAGAAGAGGGAAGGAGAAAATGAAACGAAGTGAAATGATAGAGGAAATGTATAAAGTGCCTATTCGTGCTTTCAACCGTGGAAAAAGCCATCGTGAGTCAATCGAAGCGATTCTCGCCAAGCAAGAAGAGCTAGGCATGTTGCCGCCTAACGGAAAAGACAAATACGATGGAAGCATATTTCAATGGGACGAAGAATGATAACTCAAAGATTCAGAGTAAACGACGTTGTTTATATTCCAGAATATGACGAGATAGCGCTTGTCATAGATAAGTATGACAGTATTTGGGGGTGCTTATACCGATCTATTATTGGAGAATTCTACGCGCCCGACCAATTGCTGGAAATAATTAAGATTGGGGAGTTGTGACTTTCCTAGAAAACAATTATGGACTGCCTTCCAGTGTAGGTGACTTAATACCGGGACATGTTTATTATTGTCCCCTAGCGGATCAAATTTTTATTTCTAGAAAAGAGAGTCCAAAATGGCGCACGCTACTTACTCCGCTTGAGGTAAATATGGACGTAATAGACTACGAGATAAGCGCCCGGGATGCATCAAATGTAATAGACTTAGGAGAGTTATGATTAAAAAACTATTAGCACTATTTAAATCTAAACCAGTTAAAATCGAAACACCTTCTACGTCATACAAAGTAGCTGTTGAAGGATTTCATGGGTCTGCTAAAATGAAAGAGCATGGCCACTTCGCCAAATCTTTCGGTAATGTGTTTAGATCAGGTCAACCGCTTTACAATTCTTTAACGCTAAAAGTTTTGAAGGCCAATAACATTAAGTTAATCATAAACCTAAGACGTGAAACGCGCATGGGTAGCCTAAATGAGCAAGTTAAAATAGCTCAAACGCTTGGCATTAAGTTCATGCATTTCCCTCTTGATACTGCAGTTAATTTAGACTTAAACATCAATAACGCTCAAAGAACTCTCAATACTCTTAATTTTTTAAAACACTATTTAATTTCTAAACCTAATGACGGTGTTTTAATTCATTGCCTACACGGTGAAGACCGTACGGGGATTTTCATCAAATTACTTAGAGAAATGCTTGGCGAGTCAGAAGAAAATGCCGCGAAAGAATTTAGATCGTTTGGAGGCACCCTCTACCCAGCATTACATGATCTTTATAAAAACGTTAAAGCGATAATGAGGGACTAGGATTTAATTAGTCCCCCATAAATCAAATAGGTATTGACTTGCTCACCCAAGGATTAAAGGTGTAATTTAATCTTACTCGATGTTTTGATTTTGTAAATCCCTTTTATTTTTTCGATTATCTGTCATCATTTAATCAATGAAATTACCACGCACTATTCGTATCCAAGGCGTTAGATGGAGGATTAAAACAGTCAAAAATTTGACAGATGAAAGCGGTTTCCCGCTAGCAGGTTGCTGCTGTTTTCAAACTAAAACAATAACAGTTTTAGTCGCTACAAAAAAAGAAATGTTTCTTAGTCTGGTGCACGAGGCAGTTCACGCTATTTCAATGCAGTCAGGAATTCATACACTAGTCACCTTTAGCCCTGATCAAGAAGAAATCATGGCAGAACAAATTGCCAACTTTGCTTTAGATCATTTTGGTTTCCTACTTAGGGATAGTAAAAAGTGAAGGTCACTCGCACCGGAGTGATTAACGACTTGCACATTCCTTTTCATGACCACGAATCTGTTATGCTTTGCCTTGATGCTTTTATAGATTTAAAAATCGATCGACTTGTTTTAAATGGTGATGTCTTAGATTTTTATCATCTAGGCCAGCATGGCCCTAAGTCGCCACTTGTTCAGGAAATGCTAGAGAATGAAATTGAAGCAGGCATAGAATTCTTTGATTTCATACAAAAGAACTTCGTCAAAAAGGGGATTGAAGTTGTCTTCATATCTGGGAACCATGAAAATC